GGATTGGAACTTACAGGTATACCTTCGTCCTACCGGTGTTACTACTGGTGCGGCTGCTGATGGATCGTCTGCAGGAACTACGCAAACAGGTAACGTAAAACCTGTTGCTGATTGGTTCATGTGGCAGTCAATGGTCTCTAACACAGCACCAGCATCTGGTGTAGACGAACAATCAGTTTGGAATGATGGTGGTAAACTATTTACCACTAATACAGCTGCAGCAACAGGTGTTCACTCATCTCGTTCTAACTTTGCTACAGCACAAGAAAATCATATGTACTTTAAGATGGACAACGTGTTCTATCAGGTTTCTAATGCTACTGTTAATCAGGCAAGTGTTGATGCTGGTATTGAAGAAATTGCTACTGTAACTTGGACTGGTTTTGGTACAACTCTTAAAGAACTAACTGGAGATCCACGTGATAACGCGGTTTCAGTCTTTGGTGGTGTTCTTAATGATGGCTCTTCTGTTACAGCTAACTCAAATTCTAGCGAAGCTACAGTAACAGCTGCATATCATCCATTTAACCAAATGAACGTTGCTGGATCAATTGGTACTAACTCATTCATTAAGAATCGTTTGAGTGCGATTGAATTCCATCATCAGCCTTCAGCGGGTGGTGCAGATGTGAAGTTCACCTTCCCAGTAACAGCTCTTAGCATTGACTACAATAACAACATTACCTACTTAACACCAGAAGAACTTGCTAACCTAAACGAGCCAATTGGTCAGTTTACTGGCACACGTGCAGTAACAGGTTCAGCTACTATGTATCTTCGTTCTGGTGATACAGAATCTGCTGGATTCTTACGTAACATTGCTAACGACTCTCGTACAGCTTCAGCTCAGACTTCAAACGCTAACCTCATCATTGGTGGTGCAACTGCTCCATATGTTGCTTTCCAGCTTGATGCAGTTCAGTTTGAATTCCCAGTGTTAGCTACGGAAGACGTTATTTCAATGACAGTTAACTTTGTCGGGCAGGAAACAACTGCTAACAAAGGTGCTGGTGGCGAAGTTACCATCGTAGCACAAAAATCTTAATTAAGTGTTTCTGAGGGGGAACACTAACACTTTTTACCAGAAGAGTGCCTATCACTTGCAGATCAAGGTTCCCCCTCACCTTAGAGAAGCAGACTATGTGATAGGCACTCGCCATTTTATGAGGGGAAATCATGAGTAAAATTAAAAATCTTGTTGCAAAAGAAACCACTACCTGGGTAGAGTTCCCAGATATTGATGGTTTTGAAGTTAATCTTCGTTACTTAACACGAGAAGATTTGCTTAAAATTCGCAACGCATCACTTACCTATAAATTTAACAAGCGTACACGTCAGCGTGAAGAGGAAATTGATAATGAACGTTTTCTCGAAGCTTATGCTGAAAAAGCAATTGTTGGCTGGAAGGGACTTAAAGTAAAACATCTTCCGGTTCTTCTTCCTGTTGATATTTCTTCAATGGACGCTAGTGAAGATGTTGAGTATACTGAAGAAGAAGCTGTAGAGCTACTCAAGTCATCCACAGTATTTGATCAGTTCATCACAGACACCATGAATGATTTTGAACAGTTTTCTAAGAAAAAAGCAGAAGATAACGCAAAAAACTAATTGATTACCTCCGTAATACTTTATTTGCTGGAGGTATGTCACAAGATCAATACATTATGATGTGTGAACAAATGGGTTGGGAAATTGACGAAAAACAAATGCCCGCAGAACCTTCAAGTTTACCTATTGAATGTCAACAAGCTCTTTTGCTATTAAATAGTTTACCAGATCGATGGGATGGAATGAGCGGCTCTTGGTTTGGTAAAGACTATTCTGGACTATCTGCTATTATGGACATTTATGAAATCGATAATAGAAAAGAAATTTTTGAATTATTACAATTAGCAGAACAAGAAATGGGTAAATTCTATGCCCAAAAACAAAAAGAAAGAGAATCGTTAGCAAAAGCGAATAGAGGATAAAGTGGCTGGAGGTACAAAAACTACCAAAATTCAAGTTGCAATGCAGGCTACAGGCACCAAACAAGTTGTTGGTGCTTTAAATCAAGTTGGTAATGCAACACAACAAGTCGGTAAACAACAGACTCGAATGGGCCAAGCATCTGCATCAGCTGGGCGTCAGTTTTCAGCTCAAGCTAACGGTTTAGGCGGTCTTGTTGGTGCATATGCAGGAGCAGCTGCTAATATCTTTGCTATTACAGCTGCTTTTACCGCTCTTTCTCGTGCAGCAAAATTTGAACAAATTATTGCTGGTACTAATGCTCTTGCATCTTCAATCGGTGCAAACGGTCAGAACATTATTGCTACCGTTCAAAACATTACAAAAGCTCAATTAAATCTTCTTGAAACAGCACAAACCGTAAATATCGGTCTTGCTGCTGGCTTTAATACTACCCAAATAGAACAACTTTCTGACGTCTCTCTTAGAGCTTCAAAAGCTCTTGGTCGAGATCTTACTGATGCGTTTACTCGTGTTTCTCGCGGTGCTGCCAAGCTTGAGCCAGAACTTTTAGACGAATTAGGTATCTTTACTCGTATTGATCCCGCAGTTAAAAAATATGCAGACTCTGTAGGTAAATCAGTATCATCACTAACAAACTTTGAACGTCGTCAAGCTTTTGCTAACGCAGTAATCGAGGAAGGTTCTCGTAAGTTTAGAGATGTAGACACGTCCACTGCTACAGTATCTGAATCTTTTGAACGATTAGCAGCTACTGTTGTAAATGTAGGCTTATCGTTTGGATCTCTTTTAGCTACAGGTTTGGCTCCCTTAGCTGATTTTATTTCTGGTAATCTTTCTAATGCACTTGCCGCTTTTGGGGTCTTGGCTACTATAATCGGGTCACGGGCTGCATCCGCTTTAGCTGCTGGTATTAATACTGCAACTCTTGCTATTACAGCTTTTGGTAATAATGTTGCAACTAAAATTAACCAAGTTTCAGGTAATTTTGCTAAAGCTCAAGCAGCTGTTTCACAATATGCTGCGGCTGTTAATTTACCCCGATTAGGCAATCTTCAACTTAGAGCAGAAGCTCAATCTGCACTTCAAGCTGCAGCTGCTCAGACACTCCTCACACAAGAAGAGCTGAAAGGTGCTCAAGCCTCTTTAATTCAGTATCGTGCTAAACTGCAAGCTAATATTGCTTCAGGTGCTTATACTAAAAACCTACGAGCTGCTAGACTTGCTGTAGTAGAATTATATTTGGCTGAACGTAAACTACGTCCTGCGATTATAGCGTCTGGCGGTGCTGCTTCTTTTGCAAGTAGAGGATTTAATGCACTTGCCGTAGCAGTAGGCTTTGCAGGTCGTCAGCTTGCATCACTTGTTTCTCGTCTCTTCACAATCATTACTATAGTTTCATTAGCTCAATTAGCGCTTGATTCTTTGGCAAAAGCTTTTGGTTTTGATGGCTTTAACATCATTGAGACTTTATTAGGATATATAAAATCTATTTATGATTGGTTTACCGCAACTTCTCGTAATGTTACTCTGTTTTCCAACAGCTTTAGAAGTGATATGATGACTGCTGCTGAGAGTGCTGGCGTATTTGGAGAAGAGGCTTCAGAAGCTGTTGATGCAGCCATTGAAAAGTATACAGACTTATTTAAGTTGATAGAGCAGATTAATCTTACACCGCAAGCTGACGTTGACGCTGCAATGGGTCTAGCAGGGGTGTCGGTTCAAGTAAGAACTATTGAAGGTATGATCGAAGAGCTTATTGCAGAGGGCGATTCAAAGTCTATTGCAACAGCTAAGGCTCTTCAAGTGTTAAATAGTGAGATTCAAAAATTTGGCGTTATCACTTTTGAAGGATTAAAAAATACAATATTTCAAATTAATGCAGTTGGTAAAGCAGCTGGTTTATCATCCAAACAAATAAGAGAACTTTTCCAAAACATCAGAACTATTGAAGGTGTAACTGGAGAGATTGATTCTCTCACAGGTACTTTAGCCATTACAGTAGATAACTTTAGGTCTGCTCTTCAAAAAGAAACCCCAGAAGGAATTCTTGAGTTTAAAGAAGGATTCTTAGATCTATCTGCTGCTCTTTCTAGTGGTACAGACAAAGTAAACGATTTTTACGAAGCATTTAATATAGGCACACTAGATGCAGAAAAAGCTGCTCAAGCTGTATCAGCAATCGGCGGTGTTGTAACTGATTTAGACACACAACGTGAAAGAAACATAAAAAAGATCGCTGCTATTGAGGCTCAACTAGGCAATACAAATATTATAGGTAAACAAAGAGAAAGACTTGAAACTACGAAACTTGAACTAGAAGAAGCACAAAAAGGTATTGATGCAGCTGCTCAAAGACTTACTATTGAACAAGATATTGTTTCAGTTCTTTCTAATCGTTTAGCGGAAATAGAAAAAGTTGGAAAACTGTTAGATAAGATATACGGTAAGCCAGGAGAAAAGCTTGATAGACTTACTCTTTCTGGTGCGCTTGGTGGTAACGCTGAATTTGCTCTAACCGCTCGTGAAAAAGAAGCTAATGCTGCCCAAAGACTTGTTGATATTGTTGCAAAAGGTAGAAAAATTGAGTCTGATCCTCAATTAATTAACTACTTTAAACAACGGGAAGAAATCAGTGCCAGAATTGCAAAGCTTAACCAGGATCTTGCTAACAATGAAGGATTTAGAGCAGAACAAGAAAACATCTCTATAAAACTTCAAGAAGAAAGAAATAATCTTAAAAAAGTTGAAGCTGAGATTACAGCAGACAACTTAGAAGCTTTAAAGAATGCTAATACTGCAACCCAGCAGTTAGCTCTTTTACAAGAGCGCCTAGTTTCTCTTGGTGATGAAGTGTTCAAACAAGAGCAACAGCTTTATGCTCTTAGAATTAAAAACTATGATTTAATACTCAAATCTGCTGAAATAAGAGATAAGAAAGACCTTCAAGATACTAAAACTCTTTTACAACTTGAGAAACAGCGATTAGACAATCAACGAGCTTTTAGAGAAGCTGCTGGTACGTTGATTGGACAAGACGATGTAGGATTTAGCATCGCACAGGGCAAGTTGACTATTGCAGCGGCTAAAGCTGATAAAGATTTTGCATTAGCACAAGCAAAGCGTGAAGAAGATCGTGCAAATAACACCTTCATTCAACAAAAGAATCAACTTGAAGCAGATTTGAAAGTAAGAAAACTTAATTTAGATGCTACTCTCAGTTTGATTGACGCTCTCAATGCAAATACCTTAGAAACTACTAACCTATTAAGAGCCCAACAAGGACTTGAGCCGCTTACTAGAGCTCCAGGACAAGATGTTGATGAAAACGGACTAACTCTTCGCCAACGATTCGACGAAGCTTTCTCAACTTTCTCAGCACTTTCACGAGATAACCTTTTAAAGACTAAAGAGAATGCGATAGCAGAAGCTGAACTTAAAACACAGTCTGCTAATGACTCTTTCAAGTTGTTAAAAAACTCTACTACAAATGAGTTGGCTCTTAAGATATTTAATGCTAATGAAACTGTAAAGCTATTTCAGGCAGTAAATGATGTATTGGTAAATGAGGTTAGTGAAGGTATCAACTCATTTGTAGACGCATTAATTGAAGGCAAGGTCACACTTGACTCTGCAAAAGAAGCATTCAGATCATTCTTCTATAGCATTTTAAAAGGAGTTCAAGAAGCTGTATTAGAGCAGACTCTAATTACTCCTATAACTAATGCAATTACAAATAACTTAGGTAAAATCTTTGGTTTAGATCAAATCGCAGAGCAGTCTATGGAGCAAGCTGCAGCAGCTACAACAGCAGCGGCTGGAGCTTCTGCATCAGCCACTGTTGCAGCTTCTATTACATCTGTCGGTACTGCCTTAACTGCTTCAGCGACAACTTTAGGAACTCAAGTAGCGGCTGCTATTATTCCAATACAAACAGCTTTAACTTCTGTGGGCACTCAAATCTCTCTTGCTGTCAATACAATGGCAACACAGATTCAAATTGCAGCTACAACAGCTGTTGCAAGAATCAATGCAGCAGTTGCAGCTGCAACTGCTACATCAACCGCTGGATCCTTTCTTGCTGCTGGTGGTAATGTTAAAAAGCTTGCTGGTGGAGGAAGCAATCAACTAAGAGATAGAGTTGCAGCAATGCTTGAACCAGGAGAGTTTGTAGTACGTAAAGAAGCTGCTAAGAAACTTGGTATGGCTAAACTTCAGAAAATGAACTCAGGGAATGGAAACATTTTTGAAATGTTAGGTATGAATCCTGTTAAAAAAGTGGGTGGTGGGCATCCAGGGCTATCAGACAGTTCAGCCGCTAATACAAGCGGTATGGCTGGGGGTTCTTATGGCGGAGGTTCTCTTGGTTTTGGCGGTGCTACAGGTGATTTAGCTTCAAGAGGAGTTGATGTTAGCAATAGATTCGGCGGCGGAGACGGCGGCGGAGGCAATGGTAATTCTTGGGCTAGTGATTTTGGGAAAAAAGTTGCTTCACAAGTTACTACTTTAGCTAACCAAAGCTTATTTGGAGGTGATCCCTACTATTCTGCAGCTCAAGATTATTTATCAAAAGGTTATGGAACTGGTGATAGTACTCAATCAGCTATTGCATTATCAGTAATCGGCAAATCCTTTGGTATGCCTGGTGATATTGATCCTGAAAACGCACGAGACATTGAACGTAAAATAGATTTAGCTAAAAAAGGCAAGAAAATGTTTGGAGACGATAATGTTCCTTTTGACCTTAAAAAAGCTTATCAAGACGCAAACAAAGGATTTATTCAAACAGCTATTGAAGCTGCTGCTCCTAAGACTTTTGGCGGGCTTTTGTTAACCGCAGCTACCCTTGGTGGTGTTCCAGGCGCTAAAGAAGTTGGTTACTTAGGAAAAGGTATCCAAGGATATCAAGAAGGTAAATTGATGGAAGAGTTTGAGTCAATGTCTGACTATTTAGAGTTTAAAGAACGTCAAAGAATGACTATGAGTCAAGCAAAAGCCGTTGGAGGAGCTATTCGTCTTATGGCCGGTGGGGGATCTGTTAACTCTCGTGATAGAGTTCCTGCACTTTTAGAACCTGGCGAGTTTGTAATCCGTCGCCCAATGGCAAAAGCTATTGGAGGAGCAGCCCTAAATCAGATGAATTCAACTGGACGTCCACCCCAAATTTCTGTGAATGTAAACAACTCTGGTATGCCAAAGAACGTATCAGTAGCTCCACCAAAAGTAAATGGAGATAAAATTATACTTGATATTATAACACGTGATTTACGCAATAACGGCGGTATTAAAAAAGCACTAAGAAGAGGTAAATAATGGCTACTTATCCGAATGATGCAACCACTACTATAACTGCATTTCCAGTAACTAGTACTATTACATATACTAGTACAGGTAGTTCGACAGACTTTAATTTGAGTGCTACAGTAAATCATCGTGGAGAAGTAGCAGCGTTTTTAAATGGAGTTTTACAAGCTACGGACACCTACTCGATCTCAAATAGTGGAGCTACTGTTTCTTTTAATGATGCTCCTAATGCTTCAAACCTTACCTTGCAAACAGTCTCTATCCCAGCTAAACTAAGACAGACTCGTTCTACCTTCACTACTTTAGCACAAGAGTATTCAAATACTGTAGGCGCGTCTGTAAACGGTAACTCTTATCTCATTAATGGAGAGCAAGTTGCGTTTTCTTTGCCAGATGGAGCATCTGTTTCTTCTACCGCAGAGTTTCAAGTGTTTTTATCAGGCGTTTATCAACAAGACACAGCCTACACTTACCCTTCTGTGACTCTTGGTAATGATGGAATTGATATTGCTGATAACTCAGCTACAAAACTGCTAACTAATTTTTATGATAACTTAACTGATGAATCTGATTCTGCTCATACCGTCACGTTTGTAGGTGGTACAGCTTCTTACGCTACTTATGGTGCAGACAAGTTCTTAACTCTTGACGGTACAGACGATTATCTTTCTATTCCTTCAGATGACGACTTCAATGTAAATGATAGATCATTCACGCTTGATATGTGGGTGCGACCTGATACAGGAGCTTCTCTCGCATCAAACCAAACATTATTCGCTCGTCATGGGGATGCTACAAATAACTATAACCTTCGTTTAGTAGGCGCTAACTCTAACGTTGGTTTTGTTATCAATCGTGCGGGCGGGATAACAGAACTCTATGGGGGTAATGCCAACGGGGGTTCTAATTATCATGTGGCAGTGTCATATGATGCGTCAACCAATAACTTAAGACTTTATGTAAATAATGTTAAAGTTGCTCATACTGGGTATGTAGCTGCCACTGCTACGAGCGGTAATGTTTCAGTAGGTGCTAATTCCAATACTACTACTGCAGGAGAATTCTTTAACGGCGATGTTTCTTTTGCTCGCATGGCTCATGTAGCTCGTTATCGCACAGACACTCATGCTCCCATCACCTCTTCAAATGCTATATCAGTTCAGTCTGGTGCTCCTCTTGGTTCTGATTATTCAGGTGATTCTCTATCTATTCGTGTTTTTGATTCTGCTGTTGAGACACAAGATCGTTTCACTTCAATGGTAGACAGAAAACCTGATCGTGGTATTGGCTCTGAAAGAACGTTTGATGTTACAACTTTTATGTCTCAAGCTGGTTATGAAAAGCGCCGTCTTAAATCTCGTAGGTCAAAACGTTCTTATAATTTAACTTACACAGCTATTTCAGGCGTTGAAAAAACAGCTATTGAGAACTTTTATAATGCCAGAAGTGGAACATTTGAATCTTTCAGTTTTGACTTGTCACATATAAATGAAAGTGGTATCATTACTACAAGATTTGAAGGCCCTCTCTCAATTGAACAATCTTATTCTACAGGTTCGCGTTTAATTGATAATATCTATACTGTCTCATTTAAGTTACAAGAGGTTTTTGACTGATGAGCGCTCGCTCCTACGATATAATTCTAACTGTTGATAATGCTTATGGGTTTGTTACAAGTAACATTCTAGTAGGTAATACTACTGCAACTAGCGGTACTATCGCTAATGTTAATTTAACAACTAATGAATTAAAAGTTAAACTAAATAACCTACAACAAGAATTTTCAAGCTCTGAAGTAATTCATTCTAATACCATACTAGTAGCAAATGTTGCCGGAGGTGATGGCGACCTAAATACTGCTAATTTTATAGGTAAAGTCATATCAGATAATGTTACAACAGCTATAGCAACAATTTCTAATATATCTCCTAGTGCATTTAAAGCTGAAAAAAATGCCTTTTCTCAAAATCCAATAGTAAGATTATATACTCTTTATTATCCAGGTGAGTGGTATCCTCCAAATGCTGCTGGAAATCCTACAGGTCAAGGAGCTGGTAAAGCTTGGCCTAACGACTTTCCTATCCGTTTTGCCGAAATAGTTGGTGATCTAACTTCTGACATTCTATATAATGTAGCTTATGGTGGTACTAGCTACATTCCTTTTCCTGTTACAGCGTCAAAACTTACTCAAGGTTCTGAAGGCACTATAGAAGAACTCACTTTAGATATTTTTAATGTAGACAATATAATAACTCGCTTAGTAGAAGATCCTTTTTTAACAGGTAATAATTCTTCTAACTCTGTAATAGCTACAGTAAACGGTGAGCTAGTTAATGGTATTGATCCAAGAACTGTTCTAGGAACTACGGGTAACCCAGATGGATTAGATTATGATGCTGACATAGTATCTTATTATGGTAGATCTAATGCATCTTTTGACAGAACACAAACTCTTTCTGTAGGCGGCACTTGGACTGAACAAAAGATGGATACTCGTGATTTATTAGGCGGAGTAGTAGAAATCAAAACAACTTTTGCAAATTTTTTAGATACTTGGCCTGAGTATAGTTCAATAGAATCTGTTCGTTCGAATGTAGTAGAAGTTTATAATGCATTACCTTATCGAGTAGGAGATAATGTTAGGGCAAAGATTGGTACAACAGAAGCTACTATACAGTCTATTGAAGAAAATAGTTTTATATTCTTATCTAACGAACTAGATTCAAATGTAGCTGTAGGAGACCCCCTATATATTGTAAATTCTGACGCTGACTCTGAATCTTATATAGAAGATAAATTTAAAATAGATCAATTAGAAAAGTTATCTGAAAGTGTTGCTACTTTTGGTTTAATTTCTTGGCTTCAATATTTTAAATTAGTAACCCCAAAACGCAAGTACTACAAAAATACCTGCCAATGGAAATATAAAGGTCCAGAATGTCAATACCCAGGACCTGGAGGTATTCCAATCCCTGGAACTACAAGCGGTGCTGTTTCTAATACTAATCCTATTGCTGCTAATAATGAAATAGCTGCTGATTCTTCTGGAGACGTATGCTCTAAATCACTTCAAGCTTGTACTCTTCGCAATAATCAATTACACTTTGGAGGCTTTCCTGGAACAGGACGTTCAATACCAAGAGGATAAAAAATGTATATTACCTTGGATTCATCAGTACGGTGATATAAACGGTGAATATGGCTTATGTTGTTTTTCTATATTTTCAGGAAACAACTATACTTTTGGGTCAGGATTATCTCCTCAAAAAGCTTTTAATTCTGACTTCTTGAAACAAACTAGGCTTGATATGTTATCGGGTAAACATGTATCTGCATGTAATGTTTGTTATGACTGGGAAAAAGAAGGTATACAAAGTCATCGAGAACGTATGAACCAGAGATTTTCTGAGTATACTAAGCTGTATTCTGCGACCGAAGACGACGGATCATTAAAAACACCTCCTATATATTTAGACTTTAGATTTGGTAATCTTTGTAACTTTTCCTGTAGAATGTGCGGGTCTTACGCGTCTTCTTCTTGGGCTAAGGAAGAAAAGTATTACGGAAGATTAAAACAAGATGCTCCTAATTACTACGATCATTGGACTGATAATGATGAGTTTTGGAGAGATATTTTAGAAATTAAAAAATATATTAAAGTTTTATATTTCGCAGGCGGTGAGCCGTTTGTTCAAATTGGTCACTATAAAATGTTAGAACTTCTTATAGATGAAGGTCTGAGTAAAAATATAGAACTAACTTACAATACAAATTTATCTTATAACGGTTCTTTTAAAGGTTATGATATAGAGCAGTTATGGAAACATTTTAAAAAAGTTGAATTATGGCCTAGTATAGAAGGATTTGAAGAGCAAGCTGAGTATGGTCGAAAAGGGTTAGACTTTGAATTATTTAAAGAAAACAGTTTACGTTTCTCAGAATATATAACTACATATTCTCTTGTGAGTAGTGTTTATTCCATAAGCAGTAATATAGAACTTGTAAAATGGATTAAATTACAAGGTAAAACTTTTAAT